GGGTACACCATTTTAAATTTGGAGACAGGTCAAAGTTTGAGGCAGTTAGCCACGATGCCAACAACACCGAAGGGAAAAACGCCCACTGTGTAATTTTTGACGAATACCACGTACACAAAAACGACGATGTAAAAAACTCTTTGCGCTCAGGTATGGCCGCAAGAAAGCAACCTTTGTTTTTTATCATCACAACTGCGGGGAGTGACAGAAACGGCCCTTGCTACGAATATAGAAACAGCATTGTAAAGAAAGTGCTTGATGGTACAATATCAAACGAAGGGCTATTTGGGATTATCTATTCAATAGACGAAGGCGACGATTGGCAAGACCCGAAAGTTTGGGAGAAAGCAAACCCTAACTACGGGGTGTCGGTTACAAAAGCGTCTTTGTTATCGGAGTTTGAAGAGGCAAAGGTATCGGGTAGCAAAGAAGTTGACTTCAAAACAAAGCACCTTAACGTTTGGACGGATAGCGCGGTTACTTGGATTACAGCCGACGTTTGGGAGAATCCTACAATAGTACCACTCGATGAATATCCCGTGGCCTATGGCGGCCTTGACGTGGCCGTAACAAATGACCTTCTTAGCTACTCCGAAGTTTACCCCGTTGAGGGTGGGCTATCGTGGAAACAATGGGCATGGACTCACGAAGAAAAGTACAAAGAACTTGAAAAGTTGGGGCTTGCAAGCGTTAGGGAGTGGGTCAAGAACGGCATTTTGTTTGTGTGTGAAGGGAACTGTATTGACTTAAACCAAGCAAAGGATTTTATCGTTGAGCGCACTAAGGTTGTAAATTTGCAAAGTATTGCCGCTGACCAAGCCTATACGGGTAATATGTTTACCGATTTAGAAAATGAGGGAATTGTTATGTTTAAAATCAGCCAATCCCCCAGGTTCTTAACTCCGTTTATTCGAGACTTTGAGACGGATATTAAAAAGAAGGTTTTGTTTCACCAAAACGACCCTGTACTTAGTTGGATGGCATCAAACGTGCTTTGTTTGGTAAAGGGCAACAACTTAATACTTACCAAGCAAAGCAAGAACACCAAGATAGACGGTATAATGAGCGGCTTATTTGCCCGTACTTGTTGGGTGTTAGCCCCTTACAACTTAAAATCAGAACCTACGGTTGAAGTTTGGTAGCTTGTTCTAAAAGAAACTCGGTTACATCGTATTCAACGTTGTTATAAATGAATTTATCCCAATAAAAGCCTCTTTCTCTAAGTGCGGTTTCTTCTGGAATGTTGTTAAAAGAAAATCCTGTTAGTTCTTTCATGTCCTTAGTTTTTAACATTTACAAAGAATTATACTTATCAACTGCCGAAGCTGGTTGCATTGTCTCCAGTACTAAAACGTTGTTTGAAAACACTTGGTAGCTGCCCATTAGTGTTGCATACAGGCGTTTATTTTCCCTACTGCTACTGGCAAAGAGTGCCTTTTCTTCCAGTTGCCATTTTGTTAGTTCGTCTAAATTAATTTGGTGTGCCGTTATCCTTATTGGATGAACAAATGTAATACAAAGTTGCCATTTTATCAGTTCGTCTAAATTAATTTGGTGGCTCATTGTGTTAGTGGTTTTGTTTGTGGGCGAGTGTTACCCCGCCCGTTAGTGGTTATGCGGTTGCTATCTGTTGTTGTGGATTGTAGAAACTTAGCTTTGGATTCATCTTACTGTGAATAAATAAGCGTCCTTTTTGCGTCCAAACCATTTGTAATACCGTAAATGGGTCTTTGTTTTTGGGTTGGATTAACTCTGTTTTGGTTTCTGTGTAGCCTTTGTCCTGATATTTGGCGTAAAGCACGTAATGGTCTTGAAATTTACGCTGAATACGCATCTCGCAAAGTTTCTTATTGAGTGTTTGTGGCCCCATTCCAAGTTCTTTTGCAATGTCGGTCGTAGTGTAGCAGTTTTTGGCCGTTAGAATAATATCAACTACTTCAGCTTTCGGTGCAAGTTTCTTGTTTTCAGCCTCTAATCGCAAACGCTCTGTTTCTGATTCGATAGCCATTTGCAGAATGTCGAGCCTTGATAGGCTTGCTAAATCTGGCTTTGGCGTTTGGGTTGCGGCCTTCATTTGCGCCCAATCGTCTATAATTGCCATACGCAAAGTGATAGAGTAGCCAGCGGCCAAACATAAAGACAAACGTTCGTTTAATTTGATTTCGGATGTGTACCCTCTTTCGTCCGCAACTATTTGATATTCAGTATCATCCAAATTTGGATTATCAATTTTAGATAGTTCGTCAAGCATTGACCGAATGTCACGTAATACGTGAGCGTGTTGCTTACCTGTTTTTTCGGCAATTCTCTTGCTTGACATTCTTTCGTTAGTTATTGTTAATGCGTTCACTGTTTAAAATGTGTAAAAAAGATTTTTAGTACTCCAAAAGTCTAAATCGCGTAAAATCCCAAATGGGAATAGAAGACAACCTATTCATAGAGTTTTTTGAGCAAGTTAGTGAAAATAGTTTACCCTGAAATTAGAGTTTAACTACTTTCTTGTTAGTAGTACTCGTTAGTGACTGTTCGAGCAGGAGACTTGGGGGTAAAGAAGGATGCAATACGCCCTTACCCGCTTATCACGGGGTGGCATCCTTCACAAAAAACTGTTGTCGCTATCGCTTGTACGGTTTTTGTTAGTTGGCGAAGTTTTAATTATCCACTTGGGATAATACGCACCGATGTTCTCGCCTTTCATGCAAACACTCCCCTACGGCATTCCCATTCTTGGGGTTTAAGTCAGAGCCGAACCGTTTGCTTTCGCTTGCCGAATCTCTCTGACCGATTTTTGTTTGTAAGGCACAAAAAAAAGCCCTCGGTGCTGTGGAAAACCGAGAGCTTCGTGTGAATTGCTCATTAAGAGCTTTCCACAGCTTTAATGTGGTACAAAAATACACTTTTGAAATATATTGTACAAAAGAATTGGTTAAAATATTTTGTTGGTGGTGTTTGGCCTGTATTTCACCCCTTGTTTTCGTTGATAGTTTCCAGCACTGAAATACGGTGTTCGTTGTCTTTTATTACTTTATAGTCAGATTCTTGCTTTTTCTCAATACCGTCAATCTGCAATCCAAGGAGTTTTATTTGAACGTACAACCCCAAAGACAACAAAGTTGAAACGATTAGTACGGCTATTATTGCGATTACCATGGTATTTAGGTTAAAAAGTTTTAGTTCGACTTTTGATTAATTCCACCAACTTAGGCAATATAACAGACGTGGCAATCATTTGTTTGTCCATCCATGATTTTGTAATTGCGTAGTCAACGCCAAGAGCTTCTTTTAGCATCTGCACTGCATTAGGTACATATTGGGCAAATTGGAATAAATACTCTTCTCGTGTTATATGCCCTTTTACTATCATCCAATCAACGGCCTTCATTGCGCGTTCTATATTCTCCTGCGGAATAAACCCCGTCAATGCTTTTCGCATATCTTCGGATTGTTTTAAAACTTCTTCCATTGGCTTTTTCATAGTATTTCATTTGGGTCTGCGTAAAATAGGATTTCGTCGGTGGCAGCGTGTCTCATAGTCTCGCTACCATAGTCGGAAAGTAGCCAATATCCATCTTTACCCTTAAAGTAGATATTGTCTCCGTGGCAAAATGTGCCAACAAAAGGTTTTTCAAAATCCTTCATCCACACAAATAGACACTTATTACCTTCTGGCAACCCATCAACGCGCGGGTCTTTTTTGACTTTGCGTTGCAGGTAGTCAATGGCGACCTTAATTTCGGCAATCTTTTCGTCAAAGTCGGCTATATCTTCGGATAAATCTTCGTCTGTGATAGATGCCCAACTGTTACGTGTGTTTGTATGGCTTTTTAAAGACCTTTCCAGTACTTCTATTGCTGTTTTCATGTAATGAGTTTTATAATGGCATTACGTTCTTCTATCAATCGTTGCTTAAAGTATTCCGTATTCTTGCATTTTTTTACTATTTTATCTTACGAAGTAAAAGCCCACCGTTCAAAACGTGTTCCAACAATTGGGATTTTTTGCCTCTTAACTTTAGCGTTTCTTGTAAACTTGGACGATACCACTCTTGCGTTGCCTCTTTTTCTGGTGCTACATCTTCATAAAAATGACTGCGAGCATTACCTGTTTTGCATGATTCGCATTTTATAACCATAGGTGTACATCCTGCGTCAATATCTTTGGTTTTTGTTACATGGCCGCAGTTTGTACAACTGTAACAGTTTACTTTACTGGTTGAGTCAGTTTTATAGTAGTCGTCAGTTTGCACATCTATCATTAATTTTTGATAGTATTTTTGCACTTCTCTTTGGCTAATCATGGTTGTTATTTGTTTTGATTAATTTCCTTCTTCCACTCTTTATAGGCTTCTTTGCTTTGTTTTGGCGTACAGCTACTTTTGCGCTATAACGTCTTTAAGAAATTGTTTAGTCTCTTCTATTGCAACTGGAAATCCTTCATAAAAACCCGTCAATGTAAAAATAGGGACTAAAATAACAAAAAGCGTTGCCCATGATAAAGGATTCCAAAAGTTTATTCTGTACGTCATTTGCCCATCTTCCAGTATTTTATCGTCACGTAAAACACCAAAGAAAACAAAAAAGCTACCTATTGCATTGCAAATAATTACGTTCCTGTCCATTTGTTTCATATCTCAATCCCTCCTTTCTCAACTTTCAATCCTTCAAAATAAACCTTTCTTTCGGTGGGCGTTAGGCGGTTGAAAAGGCCTTTCCATTGCCAAAGTTCAGCCCTTGTGAGTTTAGCCCCTTTCATTCTTCTATTAAGTTTAAGCGTCGTTCAATTTCTTCAATAACAAGATAGTATCTTTTGTCGTCAGGCTCAAAGAAAGATACTTCTTTATTATCTAACCCAAAAAGATGTTGAATACGTCCCGACTTTTCAAAGTGGTTACGCAATGCAAATAAATCTGCTAATGATAATTCTGATAGCTTCATAGTTGTTATTTGTTTTGGTTCACTTCCTTCTTCCACTCTTTGTAGGCTTGCTTTCTCTGTTGTGGTGTACAGCTATTAAACCATTTTAGCCACTCCGTGTAATCGCCAAAAGTAACAATCCCGTAGCTGGGCTTTTTGGCAAATAATCTAATGCACCCAAATTGAGCCTTACCATGGGCGAGGCTAATATTTAAAAGCACGCTTACATCTTTACAGTTGATTCTTGATTCCGTTGTACGTATATTCATATTCGTTATAAAATAATTAATTGGTATTGATTGGTATTATTTACTATCAAAGATAAGCATAATATTTGACATTTTTTGATATAATGCTAATAAATCACGTATTTTATTGAAAAATTTTCAAAGAATTGGCTAATATCTTTCAAAAAGAGTTTTGGCAGCTTAAAACATCATCGTCTATTCGCAAAAATAGCACGGAGATGCAACTGCGTTCCAATTCTACCTTTTCTACTATCTCCGACATTGAGCGATTGGCGCAAGTGCTGGGGGTGTCGTTGTCGGGAATTGCGGTAAATGATAGAACCGCTGTTAGTATTCCTGCCGTACTTGCTTGCTTAGAGATTCGCAATAACAATATGGCATCCGTGCCGCTTCGGGTTTATACGGCTACAAACAAAGGGCCGAAACTTGACGAAAGTCACACGCTTGATTACGCGCTTAATATTCGACCAAACGCCCACCAAACACCCTTTATGCTTCGTAAGACGTTGGGGATTCACCGCGACACAAGGGGGGTAGGCGTAGCGGCTATTGAGCGAGATGTTTACAGAAATACAACAGGGTTTCGGATTTTGCAACCACAGGAGTACACAATCTATGAAACATCGGAGGTAGTAAGCGGTAAAAGAGAGCGAACTTACATTGAAGTTGACGGTACATCACACAAAGAAGAAGACCTAATTATATGGGGTAGTATCTCAATGGATGGCCTTTATTTTAGAGGTATTACGGGCTGCTTGACGGAGGTAATTAGAACGGGCTTAACCACTCGTCAATTTATTAACAGCTACTATCAGAACGGAACGTTTTTGGGGGGTATTTTGACTTCCGAAAACAATATGGACAAAGACGTTGCCACTCGAAATAGAGAAAGCTGGCAACAAGCACACGGAGGAAGTGACAAAGCGGGCAAGGTAGCGGTATTGTCGGGGGGGTTGAAGTTTCAGCCTATTGCTAATACTCTGGTAGATAGTCAATTAGTTGAGTTTTTACAGCTTGACAAGTTTGAAATATATCAAGCCTTTGGTGTGCCGCCTCACTTGGTAGGTGATACCACAAAGCAAACATCATTTGGTAGTGGTCTTGAAAGCCAAACTACGGGCTTTTATACGCTGACGCTTCGCCCTGCGGTAATTCAGTTGGAGCAAGAAATTAGCTATAAGTGCCTTAGAACATCCGAGCAAAAGAAAGGTAAATATGTAAAGCACAACTTTAACGCTTTGCTACGTGCCGATATGAAAACGCGCTACGATAGCTATGCAATAGGGCTTCAAAATGGATGGTTAAGCCCTAATGATATTCGGGGCTTGGAAGAAATGCCGCACTATGATGGCGGTGGTAATTACATGGTAAATGGAAACATGATACCCGTCTCTGACGTGGGTAAACAATATAAAGGCAATGGAGATTCAGCGCAGAAAAATACAGGAGTGTAATTATCGCTTTGTGCAAGGGCAGGACGGTAGCCCTGACGAAGTGCATTTTACTCCTATCGTAATGGGGGTACGCTCTGACAATGTGGGGTTCAATGAAATTATTGAACCTACTGCTTTTGATGAAGCAGATATGTCCGACGTTCGAGCATTGTTTAACCACGACCCTAATTTGGTGATGGGTCGTACCAAGAACGGAACTTTGAAATGGACGCGCAACGGCAATCAAATTGATGCAGTAGCTATTTTGCCCAAAAACTTCCCTGCTTATCAGCGTGAGTTGATGGCCGATGGCTATGTAACAGGTGCAAGTTTTGGTTTTCATGTGGACGTGCAAAATCGGGATAGTTACGAATTGAAACGCGAGGGTGACGGGTCATTTTTGGGGAAACTCAAACGAGCATCAGACGTATTTGATATGTCAATTGTTACTTTTCCTTTCTACAAACAAACAGAAGGGTCGGTAGAATACAAAGGGCTTCGCAGTCTGATGGAAGCCGAAATGTCGCAGACTCCTATTGAAGAAAATCAGCTTCAAACGCAAGAAGAAACCCCTAAAAAGGTTGACCCACGGGTCAGACAAATACAATTAGATCATAACTTATTAACACCAGAAAACAAACAAAATGGCAGCAACACAAGTAACGGTTAAGGCTCTTTTGGACGCGGTAGCAGACAAAGAGCAAAGACGTGATGCCTTAGCCGCGAAAGTGGCTAACGGGGAGGATTTAACGGAAGTTGAATTGACGGAGTACCGCAGTATTAAAGACGTTGACATTCCAGCGTTGAATGTAAAGTTGGAATTGGTACGCGACGCAGAAACGGCCAAGACTCGCTCATTCTCGCCTGTGACTGGCGCAAATGGCAACCGCGACTTTTCCGAAGGCGACAAAAAAGATTTTGCCAAATTCTCTTTGAACCGCGCTTTGTCTAATTTAGTAGAAGGCCGCAAGCAAGATGGCGTAGAAGCTGAAATGCACTCAGAAGGAACGCGTCAGGCATTTGAGGACAAATTGGAAGTGCGTGGCACAGGCTTTGTTTACGGACAATTGCGTGGGCAGTCGGCTACTGGCGAAACAACCAACGCGGGCGACCAAGGGGGTAAGTTTATTCAGACTGACAAACTCGACTTGATTGAGGCGTTTTGGTCGGCATCGGTATTGTCAAAAGTACAAGCAACTACTTTGACGGGCTTGGTGGGTAATGTATCTATTCCCGTACAAATCTCTAAGCCTGTAATTCAATCAAGAACTGAAATTGAGGCTTTGACAGACCAAGAACTTTTGTTTAGTTCTGTTGAATTAGCCCCTGAGCGTAGAGGTGCTACAATTCCTTATTCGTTGCAGTTTTTGCGCCAAACTTCGTTTAGTGTTGAGCAATTACTTCGTAAAAACATTTTAAACGCTTTTGCAACAAAGGCTGATTCTGAGGCAGTAGCGGCTATTTTAGCGGCTGTTACTACTCCAGGCGCAGTAGGCGGCACAAATGGCGCAGCCCCTACATACTTAAATATGTTGGCTCTTATTGCAGCGGTAGAAGCTAACGACGCTGATGCGGGGTCTTTGGCCTACTTGACCAACACAAAAGTTCGCGCCAAATTAATGGGTACACAGAAATTTGCATCTACTAATGGCGAAGCTGTTTGGACTTCTCCAAATTCACTATTGGGCTACAATGCAGCAGTGTCAAATGCTGTGCCAAGTAACATTGAGAAAGGGAATAGTCTTGCGACCTTATCTTCTGTAATTTTTGGAAATTTCCGCGACTTGATTGTGGGTCAGTGGGGTATCATAGAATTTATTGTTGACCCTTACACCAAAAAGAAAAACGCACAAGTGGAAATCACCGCCAACACTTTTTGGGATATTGTAGTAGCGCGCGCTGAATCGTTCTCAACAATGGAAGACATTGTAACTACTCTGTAATCATGGTAGAGGCAAAGGTTTTAAAAAAGATACCTGGTTACGGGTATTATCCGGGCGACACAGGCAGCTTTCAAAAGTCAGCTATTGACCACTTGGTAAGTGCTGGCTTTGTTAAAATTGAGGAGGCTAAAGAAAAGAAGAAATAAGTAACATTCCCCCAATTCTCTAACGGTTGGGGGAATACTTAAAACTCGATAACAGCAATGAGGAAAGTATTTTCAGAACCAGTTGACGCAACCTACGAAGCAGCATTGAGCATTGAAGAGCTTCGTGAGTGGACGCGCACGACTGAGGATGAAATATCCGACGCAACGCTGTTAAACCAAGGATTAGCCGCTTTGCTTTATGTAGAGGCAAAATCGCGGGTAGTGCCACAGTACCGACTCTATACTTTATCCCTTTCATCGTTTTGTAATTTTGAGATTGACAGATACCCATTTGTAGGCATTGAAAGTGTTGAATACTACGACCAAGACAATGCACTACAAACTTTGGGTAGCGGCAATTACACGGTAATTTCTTACTCAAAGGTGGACAAGGTGTTAAAGTACACTTCAACGACATTGCCTACACTTTATGGCCGTGAGGACGCGGTAAAGATTACGTTTAGGGCGGGTTATTCGCCTGAAACTTTACCTGCTAACATGGCCGAGGCGGTAAGGCACTTGGTAATGCACTGGTATAACAACCCAGACAGTCCAAAGCATGAAGCCCCTGCATTGGTGGATGATATTATCAGAACTTTTGCTTTAGACGTATTCGCATGAAATGGAAATTAGATAGGGTTATCGCTATTGAAAGCTATACCGTAACGGGAAAGGACACTTTTGGGCAAGAGGTAAAAAACTGGGTTACGCTCATTGGATCAGCCTACGCATCGGTAAAATATCCAGATACATCAAGCGACGAAACGGTAAAGGGTAAGCAGTTATTGAGTTTTGAAAAAGTCATGTTTGAAACCCGATATATTCTTATTAATCCTACAGCAAAAATGAGAATCGTCTTTGAGGGCGCAGTACATAACGTGCTTTACGTCACACCGATAGGCCGCAGAATGGGTTGGACTTGGACGTGTGAATTACGAGACAATACAGACGGAACAGTATTATGAAAGAAATTCAACTATTGGAATCGTGCGGGTATGGTAGCACTGGAAGTGTAGTCACTATCAACGAGCATACTGCCGATTATCTAATTAGAACAGGAAGAGCTAATGAGGTTCGAGGTACAATCGAAGGAGCTAACGGAATTGCAGTTGAGAATATCGGGGATACCCAAGAACATCTCAACGCGGGCGATACTACGGACGGCGGTAATTCCGACTAAGCAACTGGCGAAACAGTTAGTGCCAGTGGGCGAGTTTCGGCCATTGACAAAGCGTGAAAGTTCTAACGCACTCGAATATGGCAGGGGTGGACGCACACGGGGCGACATCAGGATTAAAATAGTGTCGGACAAAGCGGGCGAAATGACGGCTCTTGTGGGGGTTTCAAAGGCTAAAAACAAAGTGGGGTGGCGTAGTCACTTTATTGAATCTGGTACTGGTGGTGGTTCTGGTGTTCTGTACTCGTCGAAGGGCATTAACTCGATAGGGTCAACTTTTGAGCCGAGCATTCCAGCAATGGAAGCTACCAGATAGCAAGTTCTTAGCCAGT